CGATGGAAGAAACAATAACAAGAAGTCAATTACTGAATTTTTATAACGGCCCTGAAATCAGAAAAATAAAAATTTATTATATGCCACACATTCGGGTTGATGGATGCAATATGAACAGGCAAATAAAACAAATCAATATTCATGCTGAAATGGTTTTTGCTAAAGAGACATGGCAAACTCCACGGGCAGAATTAAAGATGGAAGAGCTCAAACAAAAACTTGAAGATCTGATTTGCGAATATTTTGATTTGGCAGACATACGAAACCCCTAATTGGTGTCCAATCTTAAAACCAAAACAAAATGAAACTACCGAATAATCTTAAAGGCAAGTATGTTACAAGGGCTGCATTTGCGAAAATGCAAGCTGAGAAGCAAAGACTTTACAATGACATTAAGCTAATGGCTACTGGTGGAGCCGAAGGCGGTATAGTTTGGAGCAAGTGGCGTAAGCATTTTAAAGTTCAAAATGAGTTTAACGCTGCATTGAGAGAAATTGGAAAAATAGAATTACCCGCATTGAAAGCAAAATATGGTATGAAAGATTTGGGTGAACCGAAATTAGATACAGCTAAAGGTGCATTCAAATGATGCTATGGAAACTAATGTGTGGTGTGGGCGCAAAAACAAATACATGGTATGTCGCTGAATAATGAGCCGTCAGCGGCATTGCAAAGAACGAACGCATTTGCGCCGTTTTAATGGCGCAAATGCCGTGTTAAAACTATTACCATGAGCGAACAACAAAAATTCGATTATCCCCAATGGTTCATCCTGCTGCTGCAGGATGTGCTTGATATGCGGGATGCGCAGAACGATTACTTTCTCTATAAGACACAAAGCAGCATGGCCGTGGCAAAGCATAAAGAAACTGTGGTTGACAACAAGTTGAGCCATTTCACAAGGCAGGGAGTTATCCGGCATAAAACAAAACCTAATAACCGGCAACAGGAATTATTCAAATGAAAACGCTGTTATCATTATTCGATTACTCAGGTGTATGGTCTCAGCCTTTTGCAGAAAACGGATGGGATGTAATACAATGGGACATCAAGCTGGATCGGTTCATGGATATAAATAACATTGACTGTGCTGATACTGCTCTTGAATTATTTGAAGATGTGGATGGAATTATTGCGGCACCACCCTGCACTGAATTTACCGTTAGCTGTGCACAATGGTGGCCCATGAAAGATTCAGATGGCAGAACAGCGGCAGCAGTTCAGTTAGTAAACCAGGTACAGAAGTTGGTCAACTTATTCCGGCCTACAGATCCGGATTGGGATAGCACATTTTTTTGGGCAGTTGAAAACCCTGTGGGGAGAATAGGCAGGTTGTGCGGCCTTGATAATCCCTGGTGGTTTCATCCTTACGAGTTCGCCGGCTATCTGTCGCCTTCAAGAAACATTAAAAAAGAATTGCAGCGCATAAAACAAAAGAACGGATACGATGTAACAGGCGAAGAGGCTGATCTCGTTATAAAATGGAATTGCTATACAAAAAAAACGGGATTATGGGGTGAGTTCAATATCCCGGAAAAGAAACCCTTGTTCAATGTAAAGACGGCACCGCAGGGCAGCTTTACGCAAAGGCTCGGTGGCAAGTCGGAAAAAACAAAAGAGCTGAGAAGTATCACGCCGCCTGGCTTTGCTTATGCTTTTTTCGAAGCAAACAAAAACTATAACTGTGTACTTGAAAACGACATTGTATTATGAGACTATTTCAAATCACATCACCCGGCTTCACCGGCTATGCAGAGCTGGTTTATGATGACAAAGGGGTTATCCAGATCATTGATTTCAGCAATGCAGAAATGAATGATATGCAGATGCTGCAATTCAAAGACCGGATAACAATACAAGTAAATAATCTGGCCAGTGGTTTCAAAAACACCCGTGTCACCATTGTGGAGAAAGATTATGAGGTAACCTTTGAACAGTTCTGGAAAAAGTACAACAAGAAAATTAACAAAAAACGGACGCAGCCCCTGTGGGACAGGTTATCTAAAGCAGACCAGGTAAAAGCATATACCGGCATCACGCCTTATGATAAATACCTGGCACAGGAAAAATGGCGACCAAAAGCTGACCCTGAAAAATACTTGCGTGACCGCTATTGGGAAAATGAATACAGGTAATGGCAACAAAACAACATATCATCCGCATTCGCACCATGCTGTCCAGGCTCGGATTAAACAGCCTGAAAGATGATATGGTGCTCGGCTTTACCAATGGCCGCACTTCACACATCAGCGAAATGACAGATGCCGAAGCCCTTGAAATGGCTGCTAACCTGCAGGCCGAAATCAATAAGGAGAATGAGAAGGGAAAAGCCATGAACCGCATGCGCCGTACTGTCATCAGTACCGCTTACGAAATGGGGTGGGCCACACCAGGTGATTGGAAAACTGCTATCCAGCGTATTGATGAATTTAACACCGGCTCACACGGCAAGTATAAAAAGAAAATGCAGGAGCACAGCTATGACGAGTTGGTAAACCTGGTAACGCAGTTCAGACAGACGTACAAAAAGCATTTAAACGCACTATAAAGCACCTGTATGATACCGTAACATTTCCACAGTACAACATTGTAATGAAAGGAGCTGACCGCCCCGACATACAGATTCTTGACCTGCCCGCCTTCACCGATGGCCAGAAGATCATAAGCTGCTGGCAGTTGAATAAAGAGGATATTGAAAACATAGTTAGAGAAGGTAAGCTATATTTGATAGTCATGCTGCCAGTACACCCACCTGTTTGGATTCAGACAGAATCACCGTTTAATGGTATTGACGATAATACCGATAATCAATAAATTTGATGCCATGAAGAAAACATTACTGTTTTTTATTTCGATAGTCCTTTGGTGCCGTTCATTTTCACAGATACTCATGTCTGACTATAATGAGGCAAAAAGTTTTACAGATAGCATAGCCGCAAAGCTATTTGCTGTAAAAAAAACAAAAACTGATACTATTCTCAATCAGGGAAAAACCTACATTTCAATAGAATACCATGATACAGCCTCAAAATGGGTCTCAGTTATTATTCTTATCAGATTTGATGATTCGGTTTTCATTGAGGGTTTTAACGGTGATATTAAATCCCTAAAGGCGATCCTGTCGGATATTTTTTCGATCCAGGTGAATCAACGGAATATTGATACACGTAAGCGTGACGACTACCGAGCTACTTTTCGAAACAAAAGCCTGAGACTTTTTTTAGAAAAGTCAGAAGGCGATTCATGGGCCATTATAATAAGATAACTATGTCATATCGTCCAGCCAGAGCATCCTTGATTATAGAATTGCTTGAGGGCGCCGGAAGGCTCTTTTTAAAGCTGATAAAATGGATTTATAGAAAAATTCGCAAAGCATAAACTTACTCACAGGCAAGGATTTGCATACCATTTTATTGCAAATCCTTTTTTATTTTTACAATCAATGTTAAAGGGACGCAGCAAGTCGCTCATTAAACTCCGTAATGAAAAACTCATCCTCCGCTACTACTACTGGACTGAGATACAACGCCGTCGCTTTGATGATGTTCTGATGATTCTCTCCCTGGAAGAAATATTTCTAACACCAAAGCAAATCATGTTTATCATACGCACCAATGGCGATAAGCTAAAGAAGTTGAGAACCCAGAAGCCCGACATCAAAAAACTACAGTTGTGGAGCTGGAGCAACAACTGACGTCCCCTCACACTTCCTCTGTAAATTCTCCGTCCACTTTCAGCGTTGCGTTCGTATCCGTATAAACTTTTACAGCACTGCTGTCTCTCATTTTGGTTACAAAATATTCATTAAACACCTTCAGGCCATCCTCTCTTCTCTCCTCCGCACTGCGCAGGCGCACTATCTTCTCAAAATAATCTCCCTCAAATCCATTCAGGGCCTTATACACTTTATCAGGAAGCGTAAGTTTTACCAGCGCAAGATCACGGTCAGGGGCTGTAATGCCATCTGCCGTGTGTGTATCACTATACATATCCACTCCAATCCTGATTAAAATTTGCACCAGCCCCTCCTGCACATTTAATCCAAGCTGCTCCCACGGTATGTCCGGAAAGCTGATAAGCGCACAGTCAAACTGAACCGGGTAACTTTCTTCCGGTATTTCCAGCTGACCCCATTCCATATCAATCCAACTTAGTTCGGGCACCTGGTCTTTCAGCCTGTCGGCAATGTCTTTAAAAAGTTCTGTTCTCATAATTATGGTTTAAAAATTTTATTGATTTCCATTGTTATCAGTCTGCCTATTTGTTTATTCAGGTGCATGCTCGGCCCCATAAATCTGCGGCGTGGCAGGTTCATTCTCCTGGTATGCGCTTTCACTATTATCTCACCCGTAACCTTTGTTACCGTGCGGCTTCTCTTTCTTCCTTTCTTTGTCAGCTCGCCGGTAAATACTTTTTCCTTTGCCAACCGCTTACGCTTGTGTTCAGGTATAGTTACCAGTCCCCTGAAGCCGTCATTATGTGCTTTGGCATACGGGGTATCATTACCAATGGTCACTTTCATGCCTGCGCTGTCCGCATTGATGATCCGGTTACCTCTTCTCAGCCTGCCTTTGTCAACCAATATGGCCCGGCCTGTATTTCTTTTTGCACCTGGTTTTCTCCTCTTCCACGGTTCTGTAATAATATCCACCCAGGATTGTTCCCTGAACCGCTGGTTGCTGAAGGCAACGGCAAGCACACCAACCTTATAAGGCAATGTCAATTTTACCTGCTGCCACCTCTGCGCAATTATTTTAAGGTTGTTTTGCATGTGTCGTTTTAATTGTATATTTGTGGTGCGGGGTTCTACGGAACACCGCTCCTGTAGTCCCGGTTTACCGGGGCTATTTTTTTATCAGCTTCTTTCTTTCAAACCTGTAATATTTATTCTTAATGCTGAATTCAATTACCTGTAGTGATTTATGAAGATTAAATCTTCCCTTTGATATCCTCAGCATTTTATTGAACGAAACTTTATTCTTGAGTACTATAACAACATGATCAGCCTGTTTACTTCCATACGCAATGCTATGCCCGATCTTGTTACGGTGTAATGGCAGCTCCGGTGTTTCCACCTCTATAAACTTTCCCTGGATGCGCAGGTCTGGCGACTTGCCCTTCTTTGCTCCTTTAAATAACACCTCCCTTCCCGGATCATTCGGATGAATGGTCGGCATTACATCAACAGCCATCCCCTTCCTTGCTTTATCTTCAGCAACTTTAAGCACATCGTTATAGTCCCTGCTGTTTTTTAGTGCGGATTTGTGTATCCTCACCCTTCCGCCTTTTTCAAAAGTTTTTACAATATCAAATTGACTTTCCTGTGGCAGCAGGTCAAGTGCCTGGCGCAATACATCAGCAGGTATATCTATAAAGTATGGGTGATTTGGAGGGAAAGCCAAGCCCTTTTTTGCGATGTTTGTGCGGAATATTTTCGGTACATCATCCGGCGTCTTTATTTTTTCCAGTGGTGTTTCTCTTACATGCAATAATTGGGTTACACTGCACCGGCAATTCCACCCATTAGGAGGGTAGTATGTATCCCAAAACCTGTCATCAATTTTTCTGATAACACCATCCAGTTCCCTATGTGCCGGTCTTACGCGGCTATCGCCTGCGGTATCATATCGCAGGTAAGGAGCTTTATCCTTATTCTCCTCAATATCCACCCACTTACCAGCCATTTGTGCCGATCCGATTGCGGTGTCATATTCAGTTTGCAACCATGAGCCGAGGTAGGTGTCAGAGATTTTCAAAGCTTCCTCACGGAAATCAGCAAATGACCTAATCTTTCCATCCTTGTCACGCAATGCCAGGTTCATGCTTTTCAGCTGCTGGTAATTTTTCGCTGCGCTGAACTGGAATACGTTTTTTTCAAGCTGCTCCAGCATGCTGTAGTGTGGTGTATCAAAATCAAGCTGGGGAAAATCGGCGCCAAATCCTTCTATCACCGCTTTACGAAGTTCATTAGCTACCAGTTTTGTCATTTCCGGATCAATAGTTCCTGATTTTATTGTACCGTCATAAATTCCTTTTGCTATGCGCCCCGCTTCTTTGCGCATTTTTTCATCAGGAAATTGTCCGTTATTATTAATTGTATGAAACCCGCCGCAGTTCGGGCATACACGGCCATACAGGTGATCCATTCTTTTCTTAGTGATCACCGCCCCGACCGAAGCGTCGGGGCTTATTCGAAAAAATCAAGAGGTTCGCCGGTTGCCGGTATTGGTGCCGGTTTGTTTTTCTTAGGAACCACAGGCACACCATATTTATCTTCGAAGTATTTGGGTTCAATGTCAAAGAACTTCAACAGCATCTCCTCTATCTTCATTTGCTCTTCCGGAGTATATTCGGTCGTTTCCACCCACTCAAAATCGGTGTCACCAAATCCAAAGCCATGCATGTTGCATAATGGGAGCAGCATGTAGTTCACAATCGTCTTTATCATCATGGCATCGGCGGCAACAATTTTTTCAAACTGTTTCAGATGCGTTTCACTCTGACTCCGGCTGCTGCCATCTTCAATTGTCATCGTCTGGCCGATGATAGCCTTACTTATTCTTGATTCTGCCCGTACAATACGCTGATCATATACCCTGAAAGCGTCACCCCTTGTTGTTTCCTTAATTTCAATATCTGTGCCGTCAGGAAAGAGTCCCCATGCGGCAGCTCCCATATTTTCGAGCATGCTTTCAATCTTGCTCCGTTCCTTATTATCCCGGCTGGTTGTTTTGGCAATCCGGATAGGCATGCCGAATATCTCGCCGAACTGATCCCAAAATGCTTCCATATGCCGGATGCTTATTGTTTGCGGCACCACCTTCAAAAGAAGTCCGAGATTGTCCTTACGGCCAATACCCATGCACCAGTTGCTAAGTGGCGGTTGTGTAAAATCCACTCCGTTTTTCCAATAGTCGTTAGGGTACTTTACTATTCGGCTATATTCAGGAACAACATGTTCCCGTGGCACCAGTGTTACATCTGAAAAGGAGATCTCCCCGTTTATTTTTACAACATCGCCAAACTGAACTAAGGAATATCCATATAATATACTATCCCATGCCAGGCTCATCCATTCCTGGAACCACGGCTTTTCAAGTAACGCAGTCAGTTCAGGCTTTTCCTCCCGGCTTTTCCTGTCCACAATCCGGAAGGTTTTTTGCAATATCTCCAGCTTCCGCTGCTGCATGGTTCCCTCCAGGTGGTTGTCTATAACAGCATCCCGGTAATGATTCAGCAGCTCAAACCGGCTTGGATTTTCAACACTCAATGCCCGCTGCCATGCCATCCGCCAGCTCTGAATATCCTTTTTTGTAAGGGCCTGTGTCATCCTCACCAGGTCAATAAGTACCCCCTTAATTCTCTCCAACTCCTCTTTTTTCATCATAACCGCATTGGGATGACGGCGCAAATCATATTCGCCTGGCTGTTCAGCCTGGGCGGTTTTTTTTCCGAATAAACTCCTCAATATTGAGATTTTCATGGCTTTTATTTTAGGGCGGTTTGTTCCGCTTATTTTTACTCAAGTCGTGTTTTGGTGCGTGAAAGGGGCAGTTATTTGTTTCTAAACACCCCTAACAGTTTTCTAAACGGCAATTCTCTTACCACTCATTGGCATATTTATCATTGCTGCCCCATCTGATAGGATTCAACAGGTCGGTTTCACCCGTTTCGGTATCATAAATTGTTGGCAAACCTGTTGGGCTGATCTTGCCATCGGCTACATCCCGGAGCCATTCAATAGCCCGGTTGTATCTTTCCAGCCGTTCCTGCGGCACCCGCTGCCGGTTTAGTTCTGTATAAAGGTGGTAAAGAGTGATGTCGGCACAGAACATAACAATAAGCTGGTTTCTGGCCGACCCGGTAGCGTTGAATATGGCTGCGGCATCATACCTGGTAGCCAGGTATCCTTTCATTTCCTCGATGGCCCTTTCCTCCATTAGCTCGATAGCCGTTTCATCCTGCCGGATAACAGCCATCAGCACTTCATCTCTTACAAGGCCACGGTAATCTGCCGGGTAAACTAAAAAAGCACTCATATAAAAAATTAATCGGTTACATAATAAGCTGACCGCTCCACATCCTTTACAGAAATTCCTTTACGAAAAAAACCACCGGTGCGCACCAACTCCTTTACTTTTTGTTTTTCCACCACATTAAATCTGCCATTGAAATAAAGCACGAACTGTTTTTTGTGGCTTTTATATCTTATCTCTTTCGCTTGTTCAATGGCGATTTTCAAATCCTGATTCAGCCGCCAGCGATGCCAGGCCATTACGATTTTTGCAATTAGTCTTTTTACCATACTCTTTTATTTGTTCTTATGCCTAATGAAACCTCACCCCTGATCTGCCGGTTATGCCTTTGCAATATCCAAATGGCACCTTCGTCGGCATCGGGGCCGTCATCATGCACGGTTCCGCCTTTTTCAAAGGCAAGTGTTTGTTCAATGCCCGTTATCATATCCGGATTATTTTTAAGCGCTTCGTTGTAATAAACAAAGCCACGCTCCCACAAGGGACTGACCGCTTCTATTCGCTGATGCTTATCCGGCTTTGATCTTTTATCAGCAGCAATCGGCAATTGATAACCTCTCAGTTCACCTTCCTTTTCAAATTCGTCAAGGATCAGGTCTTGCAGAAAGTTTGCTTCCATGAAATAATAGCATACTGCACTATCGGGAAGTTGTTCATGATAATCGTATAACCAACGCACCATCTCACCAACGGTGCATTGTCTTACAAAAGCGGCTATATTATGAAGCTCATTTTTCCAGGCACCCCATACTTTAATTGCCTTATAGTCACTTTTTGCGGTGCTCTTAAATGAGGGGTCAATGTAGGCAACGATCATATCGTATTTGTGCAACGGAAGCACATTCTTCCACCTGATCCAGTCATTCTTAAATACTGCTCCTTCGGTAATGGGGTTATTGAAGTGTTCCTTTTGAGCACGCCGGTATCCCATAAATGCAATGTCTTCGAGGACTTCTTCCCGTGTCCATTTTTCAGGCCATGAAGGATTGCCATTTTTATCGAGTGAGTTCACGATAGTATGATATACTCCATCCATTTTTGCCACATCAGCCAAAATTGATTTTTTACCAATACGGTTACCAACAATAATAAAACGGCCTGCCCCCATGTCAATGGTTTTATAAAGAGCTTCAATTGTCCAGTTCACAGCTTCATTTACTCTTCGCTGGTTTTTTACCAGCTCGTCATCATCAATATCGTCACATATAACATAATCTGGCCGGATGCCACGGTCTTTAATGCCACGGGGCGATTGACCACGGCCTAATGCAATAAAAAGATTTCCGTTAAGCGTTTTAAACTCTCCGTCTGTCCAGCTTCCACTGTTAAATTGTTCGCCATAATCCTGGATGAACCTTTTATTGTGCATCAGCTCAGCCTGCAGATCACCTAATAACCGGCAAGCCATGTCCTGGCTTTTGCTCACCAGTATCATCACATTGATCTCTTTCTCTTTTTGAATCATCAGCCACATGGGTATCATTACTCCAAAGTGAGTGCTCTTGGCGTGGCCCCTGGCCCATTCAAACACAGCCTTCAGCTTTTTATTACTTAAAACCATATTGGCATCACGAACCTGGAACTTCGCTGTTTTGCTTTTCGCCAGATGAGGGAAGTAGTAATCAACAAATGCGGAGTAGTCTTTCTGGCATCGGGCAATACGAAGACTGCGCTGACGCTGATCTTCTGCGCTGTCAACCGTTGTTCGCAGTTGTATCAGCTTACAATGCTCCTGCCATTTTTCGTATGCCTGTTTCAGGTTTTGCATTATCCGTGTTGCTGGCTTATTCGTTCGCTGATGTACAGGTCTTGATACCTGTTATTCTTTTTTACAAACTCAGGGCTGAGTTCTTTATCTATGTGCACCCGGTTTTGCAGCCAGGTATTGTAGCCGGTAAAAACTTCCATATCATCAACGACTGAGGCCTTCTTATCAAGGGTTTCAATTGTTTTGGCAAACTTTACCAGCTGATCACTTATATTCTGATCATCATCTTCATCATTCAGGTGTTTGTCTAAAACACGGCTTACAGAAAGAAGTATTTTGTTCACCAGCTCGCTTCTTGTAACATGAGAAGCGGCTCTTCGTTGTCCCCACCGTTCCTTCTCAATATATTTCTGCAGGGTCTTGGCATCAATCGGCACCCGGTCGCAAATGTTTTTCTGCAACTCACCGCTCATATAAAGGAGAAAGGCGAACTCTTTTTTACTCTCATCAATTTTTTTACCCATTAATCTGTAGTTGTTTCGGTTACAAACTTAGCGTCTGTCAATAGCTATGAACGACTTCTCTTTTTATGAAAAGGTTTTAAAATCCTTTTAAAGGCAATAATTATCCTGTCACAGATTCCCGATTTGCTGCATGCGTTTATGGCTGTTAGGTTTGCGTCAACATTTCATCGTGACTGAATATGCCGAACGTAAAAAAGAAAGCATGGGTTGTAAACAGAATAAACCCGAATACAGCAGAGATTCTGATTTACGGCTATATCAGCCCTAACGACATCAGTGCAGTAGATTTTGTGATTGAACTTTCTCAGCTCGCAGCTCTTTACAATACGATACGAATCCGCATTAACAGCGCCGGTGGTAGTGTGTTCGAGGGATTGGCAATGTATAATGCCATGAAGATGTTCAACCGTTCAGGCAAAGAAGTCGAAACTTGGATTGATGGTGTGGCAGCATCAATGGCATCAGTAGTCGCTCTCGCAGGAAAGAAGGTTAAGATAAGCAAGTATGGCCGTATGATGACGCATAAGGCAACCGGTTGGGCAGAAGGTGATGCAGATGATATAAAGCGGTATGCCGAAATGGTAGAGAAAGCCGAAGGCGATCTTATAAAGATTTACGCTGAAAAAACCGGGATGACAGAAGATGAGGTGAAAGAAAAGCTGGTACAAAAGGGAGTGGACAAATGGCTGACAGCAGATGACTGTCTTGCAATGAAGCTGGTGGATGAAATATATGATGCAGACGAAGTGCCGGTGCCTGATAATGTAACAAATGAAAAAGACCTGGTGAACATTTTTGACACCTGTCTTAATAAAACACAAATTCAAAATTCAAAAAAATACAGTATGAAAAAGGAGCTTCTTTCCAGGTTGAACCTTCCTGAAACGGCAACAGACGAGCAGATTGATGCTGCTGTTGAATCAGCCTTAAAACAAAAAGAAACAGCAGAAAGCACAATTGCTAATCAGAAAAAGATTGCAATTACGTCATTGCTTGACCAGGCCGTTACTGATAAAAAGATTGTAGCTGCAGAAAAGGATGAGTGGGCAAAGAATTTTGAAGGGAATGTTGAGGGCCTGAAAATGGCATTGGGCAAAATTCAATCTGCAACTAAACCGCTCGATTATATAAAAAAGCAAAACGCCGAAGTGCCTGGCGCAACTGATGAAACAGAAACCCCTGAGCTTACTGATAAAAAAGGCGAAGCATGGGATAAGCTGGTTGCAAAAGGAATGACTGAAGTGGAAAAAATACGCAAGGAACAGCCCGAAGTGTATGCCAGTTTATACACAGATAAATATGGACGCAAGCCTGAAGCAATGGGCATGCATGCATAAGCTGGCACATGAATGATTCGGTATGTATGCCTGGAAGCAAAAATTTACAAACCGATAATTCAAGTATAGCCATGAAATCAATCTCAATTTTAAGCAAGCTGTTAACGTCAATCGTTTACATCTTCCTCGGCGCAATTGCTCTGTCTCCTATGACGGATCATTCCCTGCCGTTATCTACAGGGTTATTCATAGCCAAGCAGTTTATTGTAACTCCTCAAAATTCATTGATGGCAGGATTGTACCCTGAGCTTTGGACGGGTGAGCTTGTTGACAAGTTTCGCCATGAAAAAAGCTGGCTCAGTGTGGTGCCCCGCCGTGATGACCTTGTAAAAAATAATACCATTCACCTGGTGGATGTGGGTGTTGACCCTACGGTGCTGGTAAATAATACCACATACCCTATCAACAGCGCACAGCGTACTGATGCAGATATTGCTTTGAGCCTCGATAAGTTTGACACAGAAAACACACTCATCACTAAAGATGAATTGTATAACCTGCCTTACGATAAGCCAGGTTCTGTTATCCGTGATCACCGTGGGGCATTGGAGGATAAGACCGCACAAAAGAGTTATCACTCCCTTGCCCCTGCAGGCGGTGCCGGTAATCCAAGCCTCATTCTTACAACCGGTGCCAGCGATGGCAGATCAATTGCAAGAAAAGCAATAACCGAGGCCGATATTATAAATGCAAAAGAATTCATGGATAACCTTGATGTGCCAATGGATGGCCGCACCCTGGTATTATCAATGGAGCATTACAATGATTTGCTCAAACTGAACCAGGACTTCGCAAAGAAGTACAAGGATATTGAGACTGGCAAAATCCTGCCATCATGGTACGGGTTTCAGATATTCCAATATAACAGACCGGCGGTTTACAGCTTAGCCGGGGCTGATTATACTAAAAAAGCATTCGGTGCGGCAAGCACCCCGTCAACAGAGTATAAAGGATCAATATTCTTCTACGCACCAAGAGCTATTCAGACAGTGGGTACTGCTGAGATGTTCTTTGCCGATGCGCAGAATGATCCAAAGTACAGAAGGCACGAGATCGGCTTCCGACTTTATCACCTGTGCCTGCCTAAAAAGAACACAGGCTTCGGAGCAATCGTAGGCGCATCAACCGTATAAGCCTCATCCGTCCCGATTGTCATCGGGACACCTTCTCATGAAGGAGAAGGAAATCGGAAAAGGGATTTAGTTTGAAGTTAATATCCAGGCTGCATACCTAATCCGGTGGAGGCGGTAAAGAAATGCTGTAGTACACCGGATTTCATTAAAACAAAACATTTATCATGAAACGAATTGATAAAGAAGAATTGCAGAAGCAATCGGCAGAAATAGCAAAACAGCACAAAGCAGATGTTGTTTATGCAACAGAGGATGGTAATTATTTTCTGCCCTCAGATGTATCGCTGGCAAAAGATCACCAGGCAAAGAACGTGAAAAGAGAGTTTGAAGATTCTCAGCTGCACAAGTTTGATTTCGGTAAAAAAGAGGATGCTAATCCTGAACCGGAAAAGCCAGAGGGCGGAGATAATACTCCACCGGCCACAGAAAACGAACAGATCGAACAAGCCAGAGCCAAAGCAAAAGAATTGAGCGATTCAGGTGTAACTAATAAAAACAGCCTGAAAGCCCAACTGAAGAAAGCCGGGTTTGCACCTGAGGTTATTAACCAGGCATTAACACCGGTGGGCACTCATGAAGAGTAAGCATCGTTAACAACAGTTTACAGTACGATTAAATTGTAAATAGATGGCAAATATAACATTCACCAAAGGACAGGGCGGACTCAACAGACGTTTACCAGGTGAAGATCACATAACTTCAATTATATTTTACGCCGATTCGCTGCCAACGGGTTTCGGCGCCAATGACCGGATAAAGGAAGTAAATGATCTTGTTGGTGCAGAAGATTTAGGCATCACTTCTGATAATGCTGACCTGCTGATTAAAATCATGCACTATCACATCAGCGAATTTTACCGAATCAATCCGGGTGCTAAACTTTTCATTGCTATCTATGCTGAGCCTGTAGGCGCACACACATTTGCCGACATTGAAACTGTTCAGAACTTTTCTGAAGGCAAGGTCAGAAACATGGGTATCTGGACAAAGAAGGCTTTTGATACCGCTCACTTCGGTTTGATACAAACTATAATGACCACCCTGGAAAACCAGCATAAGCCAATCAGCGATGTGCTTCTTGCAAGCAACCTGGTTGGAGTTGCTACAGGGTCACTCGCCAGCCTTCGTACCCTTACAGCTCCAAAAGTAAGCGGCATACTGGCGCAGGACGGTAATGCACTTGGTAAATCACTCTATACATCAGCAGCCACTTACAGCATCAGTGCACTTGGTGCCATATTGGGCGCAGTAAGCAAGGCCCGTGTACATGAGTGTATCGGTTGGGTGGAAAAGTTTCCAATGAATGCGGTGGAGCTGGATGTGCCTGCATTTGCAAATGGCGACCTGGTAAAAAACCTTACTGAAGCAACACTTGATGCTATTGATGTTAAAGGATGGTTGTTCCTGCGCAAATATGAAAGCGACGGCCAGGTGTATATCAACGACAGCCATACGGCTGTAGTGGGAACTAATGACTACGCCTATATTGAAGCAAACCGCACAATGGATAAAGCTATCCGTGGGGTACGTAAAAATCTGCTGCCTCAATTGAATGGCCCGGTTCGTGTTGATCCCCAAACCGGCAAGCTGAGCCCGGATTATGTAACCTTCCTGGAAACGCTTGGCGACCGTGCCCTGCTGGAAATGGAGCAGGCTGGTGAGCTTAGCGGTTATAAAACTTTTGTTGACCCGGATCAGAATGTGCTCAGCACTTCCGAAGTACGGATAGTAATTCAAAATGTACCTGTAGGTGTAAGCAGGAGCTTTAATGTAAAGATCAGCTACACCACGCAGATTTCTTAATCAGACAACTTCTAAAATTTAATATATGGCCCTTACGCCACTCATTAACGGACGGGAACATGCATGGGCTGATATTGTTTTGAATATCGGCGGTGTTCCTATTGTAGGCATCACTTCAATCAACTATGATGAAATGCAGGTGAAAGAAGATAATTGGGGCCAGGGTAGCAACCCGGTGAGCCGTGGTTACGGAAACAAGCAGGCAACAGCGTCGCTTACCATCTATGCCAGCGAAGTGGAAGCACTGCAGGACAGGGCACCCAATGGCAACCTGATGGATTATGGTGTATTTGATATAGTCATAAAGTATCTGGTGGGAACGACTATTAAGACCCATGTGCTGCACAATGCAGAGTTTACCAAGAACGCAAGAAACACCAACCAGGGAGATACAAAGATTGAAGTAGAACTGCCGCTTATTGTGTCTCATATTACCTGGAAAAAATAATCAAACATTCCAGCCTGCGGCAGGCAGGGTGGTGCGGTGATCCTGTACCCTTTTAAGTTTTTTACCATCAACACTAAAATTAACCTATATGCCCGAAGAAACTTTAACTACTCACACATCAGCCGAAGCTGCCGATTTACTGGAAAAGGAACTGGAAGAAATGAAACGCAAAGAAGAGGCGGAGCTTGAAGAGATATGCCGCAGGCATGGAGTGAAAACGGTTTACAAGCTGATGGTTCCTGTAAGTGATAACTATAAAGAGTTTGCCGTTGCCTATTTGAAATATCCCGGATTCGAAGCCTATAGCCTTGCCTTAACGCTTGAAAATACTCACCCGTTGAAAGGTAAAAAGCTGGTTCTGCAAAGCATGTGGCTCGAAGGCGATGAGCGAATGCTGGATATAGATAACCCGGATAATCTTCCGCTCTTCTATAGTGCCTGCACCGTGATTGACGAAATACTTGGCATTCGACAGGCCATGCTTAAAAAAAAATTGAAGAGTACGGAGTAAGCCCGGTCAAAGGCAAGGACGAACTCAGAAAAATTGCGGCACTCATCCGCATGTACAGCAACCAGGAGCCCTATGAAATGACCGAGGAGCGATTTGCCCTGGTATGGAACGAAATAAAATGGGCAATCAAGGAAGGCCATCCCAAATTCACTTTTCTAAATGCCAGATTATAAACAATTATTCACCATTGACCTGCGTGACCTCTATGGTTCAAAGCTGGATAAGCTGGCAGCAAAAAGTGATAAGCAATTTGCCCGGATACAAAAAGGTATTGGCGGTGTAGCTGACAAGGGAAAGGTGGCCGCAAAAAGCATTGATGAAATCAATAAGCGGATTGATCAGCTGACAAAGACAAAAAAGCTGACGGTTGATCTCAGTGCAATCAGGGCCGCCAACAGAGAACTTAAAGCTCTGCAGAAAGAGAAGGACAAGCTGGAAGGAATTGGCGGAGGTGGCGCAAGGCGGGGATTGGGTTCAGGATTAGGCTCGCTTGGAAAAGGTTTTTTAATTGGTGGTATATCATTATTAGGCGCATCCACCATAACCAATGCAGTAGGGAACGCCATTGATGCTACAAGCAAGTATCAAAAATTTGAAGCAGTTCTTTCAAATACATTCGGAAGCCGGGGCAAGGCGCAGGATGCCATGCAGATGATTAGTGATTTTGCAAGCAAGACGCCATTCCAGGTTGACAATCTTACCAACAGTTATGTAAAGCTGGCCAACCAGGGGTTTGTTCCTACGGTAAAACAACTGACATCATTGGGCGACCTGGCATCAAGCACAGGAAAAGATTTTGACCAGCTGGTGGAAGCAATGATTGATGCACAGGTGGGAGAGTTTGAGCGGCTGAAAGAGTTTGGTGTCCGTGCACAGAAGGAAGGTGATAAAGTAACATTCACTTTCAAGGGACAGACACAGACGGTAAAATTTACCAGCCAGGCAATTCGTGAATATATCCTTTCTCTTGGACAGGCGCAGGGAGTAAGCGGTGCAATGGCAAAGATCAGCAAAACAACCGGCGGCCAAATTAGCAACCTGAAGGATAATGTTGATCTGATGTGGAAGGCAATTGGCGACAGGCTGAATCCTGAAATAAAAAACAGTACCGGGTCGCTGAATTATCTTGTTAATACTGTAAGAAAGTGGTTTGAAATACCACTAAGCAAAAAAATAGAGCGAGAGGCTTTTGAATTAAGGGCATTGCAGGCCGAGCTGAACAGCACTAATATTTCTGAACACAGAAGAAAAGAAATACTTGACGAGCTGAATTCCAATTACAACATTACTCTCAGCAATATTAATGATGAAAAGAAAGCCTATGCCGAATTAAACGGAGAAATCAACAAGGTAATTACAAGCCTGGAAAATAAGGCCATAGTGAGCAGGATGCAGGAATCTCTTAAAGAAGTAGAAAACAGAATCAGCTCTTCTATTGCAGGCTCAGCAGATTGGTTTTTAACGGGATTAGAAGCTGCTGAAAAGATTTTGGGTAAAGATCAGGTTTCTGATGTAAGGAATAATGCGAGTCTAAGCACAGATGAGAAGCTCGAACAGTTAAAAACAGCCGCATATAATAAGGGTTTTAACCGTGGTAATTCGAGTGCATACGTAAGGCTTTCTGATGCTGTTCAATATTCATCATTTTATAAGGATGTAACCCAAAAGAATATACAAAAAAGAAATGAGCAGAAAAAAATTATAGAAGATACAATGGCTCAGTTTGGTATCAAACCAGACGAAGCAGGCAATAATGGAAATTCAGGTGGTAATAACAACGGTAATAATGGCAATAAAGGATCTGGTGGAACAGGCAGTCTTGATACTGCAGGCATTAACAGCGTAAACAGCGGAAGCCAGGTGAAGAATATAAACATCAGCATTGGAAGCCTGGTTAGCGGCGGAGTGAATATTACAACCAATACCATGAAAGATGGTATGGCAAAGGCAAAAGATATTGTGGTGGAGGCGTTATTGACGGCTGTGAATGATGCGAACCTGGCAGGAGGATAGCCCCCTCCATCTCCCCCCTGAGGGGGAGCGCAACGCACAAAGCCTGCTTAATGCTGAAGCACGACAGAGAAGAAAGTGAACGATGAATCAATTCAATTTCATACTGAAGAATTTTGGACTTGACCATATAAAACCGAAGCTGTACCCCACTGGCCGCAAGCTGCAGCCGAAGAACAGCCAGGAGGACAGCACACAGGGTGATTCTGGCAAACGTGAGATAAGTGATCTTTCTTTTAACATGACCACCGGAAACAGCGATAAACCTCCGGTGAGTATGCTCGGAACCGCAGTATTTGCTGACGTGATTCTAAGCACTAAGGATGAAAGCCTGAAGATGCAATTGATAGATGTGCTGGTAACGGTGGATCAGACAAAGAACATTGTAAAGACAGCTATCCAGGGAAGAAACGGAACCGTGAAGGAATTCATCAGCCGGGGTGATTATATGGTAAAACTGCAGGGACGACTGGTATCACCGTTCAGTATGGCTTATCCGAAGGAACAAGTGGCTGATATGATATTCCTGGCAGAGTTGAATGAATCACTGAAGGTGGTCAGCGAGTTCTTACAGTTGTTTGGGATTTATGAAATCGTTATTGACAATTATTCTTTTCCGCAGCGGGAAGGATTTCAAAATATACAGCTCTTTGAATTGAGTTGCGTTAGCGACAGACCGATACAATTACAACGAATTGCTGGTACTTAGCACACATATCAGCATCGGGCAGTATGAGTTTGACTACTGTGTGAACGTGGAGATCAACCAGGATATTGAAACACTGACTGATACCTGCAGGATCACCATACCCCGCCGCCTGGAATGGGATGGAAAGAAGATTGCTATTGATGATGATCCTATTCTGCAGAGAGGCGATAAGGTGATTGTGAAACTTGGTTATGATGGCAAGCTGAAAACAAGGTTTATCGGATATGTGAAAGACATAAAGGCCGGCGTGCCGGTAACCATTGAATGCGAAGACAGCATGTACTTGCTGAAAAAAGAATTGATAACCAAAAGCTACAAGTCTGTTACTGTCCGGCAATTGATTGAGGATATAATTCCAAAAGGAATTGAAAAGGTTGTTTATGGTGACAACGAAATCAATATTGGTCAGTGGAGAATCAGTAAGGCAAGCATTGCAAATGTGCTGGATGAACTGAAAAGCAAATACAATATCTACAGTTATTTCAGAAACATCACAGAAAGCGGAGTAACGAAACCGATCCTATATATTGGTTGGGGATGGTGGACAGATCACCGCAAAGAAGAAATATTTGAGTTTTCATGGAACATTATTGACAGTGATCTGACCTATAAGCGGAAGGAAGATATAAAGCTGAAGGCAAAAGCAATTGCCTGGCAACGAAACAATACAAAGATTGAAGTGGAAGTGGGTGACGAGGATGGTGAGCAAAGAACACTTCATTTTTATAACCTGGACAAAACAGAGCTGGAGCGGAGAGCAAAAGTGAAACTGGAACTGCTTAAATATACCGGTTATCGTGGTTCTTTTACCACGTTTGGAGAACCGGCTTTGGATAAAGGAGATGTGGCGAATATAATCGGAAACCAATATCACCCCGATGGCAAATACCTGGTAAAGAACATAAGGATATTGAGCGGCGTGAGTGGTTACCGGCAAATAATAACACCTGATTCAATAATCAATGATAAAAGAGCTTCTACATCAACTGCTGCATGATAATGAAGAAATGTACAGCAAAGTATGCACCGTTGAAACGGTGGACGGACTTACATGCGATGTGCTGCCGGTGGATGGAGATGCACCCGTGCTGGATGTGAGACTAACGGTTAATCCTGATGCCACCAATTACTTTGCTGTGATTCCTAAAGTTGGCAGCCTGGTGATTGTTACGTTTTTGAATAAAGATGTGGCCTTTGTCAGCCTGGTAGATGAGCCGGATAAACTTGTGTATAAAAGCGGCGATTTGATTTTTGAAGTAACGGATAAGTTTAAAATTCAGAAAGGGGTTGTCAATCTTGGCACGCTGATGACCGATCTGACGCAGGAGGTGATCAACATCTATGCACCCAAAAATGTAGCAGCCCTGACTTTGATTAAAACAAAATTCACTCAACTGCTAAGCTGATGGCTTTAGATAAAACGAGATTAAAAAACAACCTGCTGGCGGTGTACCAGGATATAGAAAATCATGGCGACACCAGGGAACTGCAGGCTGATTGGTTTTGTGACCAGCTGGCTGATGTGCTGATTGAGGAAATAAAACAACTGCGTATCAACTATACAAACGGACTTACTGCTCCAAACGGAGCCGTAACAGGAACAATAAATCATACGGTAAGCTGATGGACGCAACAGATATTTTACTGGACGACGATGGCGACCTGCTGATAGTGAACGATGATTTCAGAATCGGATTAAGTGATGAACAGCATATTGAGGATATACTGATCAGCTATCCGGGGGAGTACAAACAAAGTCCGTTGTGCGGGGTGAATATAAGGAGAGCAATAAACGGAAGTATTGACGGAGTCGTGAGACGTGATGTGAGACTAAACCTTGAAGCCGACGGATACCAGGTGAACAATATTGTTTTTACTGAAAGTGAATTGAGTATAGATGCGAAGCGAACCTTACCCTAACCCTCTCTATATCCCGATATACATCGGGAGGAGAGGGAAAAACAGAGAAAGCGATGAGAACAATAGTTGTTAAAGACAGGCAAACACTCTTTGATATTGCTGTACAGGCAATGGGAGATGCAGATGCAGCCTATGAACTGGCCCGGCTGAATGATATATCTGTGACGGAAGAGTTAGAAAGCGGACAGCAGCTATTAATGCCGGACGAAGCAACAGATGAAAGTACGGTGGGTGAGTTTAAAACCAAAAAGTGGTGCCCTGCAACGGCAGACCAGGAACAAGATGTAATACCGGGAGGAATCGGATTTATGGGAATAGAGATTGACTTTATTGTAAGCTAAAATGAAACTTTAAATATGAAAGCAAAATTTTTTGCTGAAAGTGTAACACACACTTGCTATGGAACTGAAGAAGTAAAAATGTGTGCGGTTTATTCAAACACACCAGAGGATAATGAGTTTGCAAAAGCAACTCCATCTGGTAGTTTGACAATGTCCATCAGCAATGAAAAAGCAATGGGGTTCTTGAAGCCTGGTAAGAAGTATTTCCTTGACTTTACTGAAGCTGCAGAATAATGGCAAGAACTACTGATGAAATATACACAGAGCTTACCAACAGGTATGTTATCGAAATGGCAGCGGTGGGTGTTACTGTGATTCCGGCCAACTGGAGCCAGACCAACATACAACGGCTGATCTTTTATGTTGTGGCTGTTGTAATGGCAACCATTGAGCAATTGTATGACCAGCTAAAGCTGGAAGTAAATGACATCATCAGTAAGATGAAGCCGCACAGCCTCCGGTGGTATGCTGAAAAGGCAAAGCTCTTTCAATATGGTTATCCCCTGGTAGATGAAACAGACTACTATGATAACAGCGCATTAACGCAGGCACAGATTGATGCCAGCCTGATAATAAAACATGCGGCTGTGGTAGAGCAGGAAATAAGCACTAACCGGTTTGGCCTTCGGATAAAGGCTGCAACCATTACTGGCGATGATCTTGCGCCGTTGAGTGCTCCGCAATTGAGTGCATTTACACAATACATGCAGGCGGTGAAAGACGCCGGAGTAGGATTACTTATTACCAGCGGAAATCCGGATGATCTGAAGATAAGTCTGAAGATTTATTATGATCCGCTGGTGCTAAATAACCAGGGCCAGCGGCTGGATGGAACAAATGCCGATCCCGTGCAGGATGCGATTAAAGAGCATTTGAAAAAACTTCCTTTCAATGGAAAGTTTAACCTGACGGCATTTGTTGACAAACTGCAGGCTGTGGATGGTGTGGAAGACCCGAAGCTGATCAGTGCACAGGCAAGATATGGTGCGCTGCCTTATGCCGAGATCATTGATGAGTATACTCCGGATGCCGGTTACCTGCGCATACCGGATTACAATGTTGATTTAACCATTCAATGGGTACCGAAAGTTGTTTAGCAATTTTTACAATATAGATTTTAAAAAGCTGGTGAGATGGAATACACCGAGGCGAAGGAGGAAGCTGAAATTTTTAGCTCTTTTATATGCGCTGATGTATGCGGGCAACCAGGTGTTTCAAAGCCTGCTGAAGTTCAGGGAAGCTAAGCTATATGACCTGATGATAACACCGCAGGTTTGCTACCTGGAGAGACTGCTGCGTGACCGGTTCGATTATGTGCAGCGAAGAATTGAGATTGAAGATGCAGTGTGGTATGGCCCTGTTTTCATATTTCAGCAAGCGGAATTGCAGCCTCAGTGGTTATACACGGCATCAGAATCACAGCCGATTTTCATTTTTACCAATGGGGAAGCCGGTCAGCTGAGAGATGATTTTGTTATCAAAGTTCCACTGGATATTGTTTTCGATGAAAGCGAAATGCGCAGCCTGGTGAACATTTTTAAACTGGCGGGTAAACGCTATAAGATAGAAAGAGTATAGCCTCACCCCCTGCCCTTCTCCATAAATAGAGAGGGGAAAAGGAAGAATGAATTTTTATGAATCAAAGATTTGATTTTACCAAACTTGGCGGCTTTCCATTGACGCAGGATGTGCTGGCCACTATGCAGGATAGTTACCGGAATAGCCTTGCGGCTCTTGCGCTGATGATTGGAGATAAGGTAATCGTAAGCGGAATGAGTGAAAGCGGCGGTAGTGTGACTGATGGCTGGATTGCCATTAACGGAGAGCTGATGCCTTTCGTTGGCGGCACAATAGGAACCGGAGATTGCATTATTGAAACCATTGCATCAAACCTGACCTTCCAGGATGGCAATAGTAAGGAAGTAAAATACATAAAGCAGGCAAGGTTTGGCAGCCCTGCTGCTTTTAATTACAACGACCTGCTGCGGCCCGGAACTTATAATGAAATATGGCAAAGCGGTGATCTGAAAAATGTAAAGTGTGATGCTGCTTACATTACTGCAAATTTTGACGGAACCGGAAAAGGGATAAATAAAAGAGTTGGCTGGGCAATCTGTAACGGTCAGAATGGAACGCCTGATCTGCGGGGGAAGTTTTTGGCAGGATATGATCCTGGCGATGCGGACTATGATGCGATTGGTGATACAGGCGGCGAAAAAACGCATACGCTTTCAATTACGGAAATACCTGCACATAATCATGCCAATGGATCATTTAACCAATTGCTAAAGATTACATCCGGGGGTAATGATACTGTAAATAATCCCGACAGCTCTGCCGGTGAGCCGAGCCTCAATACGTCCGGAGCTATACAAAGTGTGGGTGGCGGTCAGGCGCACGAAAACAGACCTCCGTATTATACGGTTTTAATCATTATGAAATTATAACGATGCCTGTACAGACAAGAGATCAGTTAAAGCAATGGTTTGAAACGGGAGATTATCCGACACAGCAGCAGTTTTGGGATTGGATAGACAGTTTCTTTCATGTTAATGATGGAATTGCAATTGCTAATGTGACAGGATTGACGGCAGCCCTAACGGCAAAAGCTGAACAGGCAGCACTTGATGGATTTGAACAAGGAGAGCTGATAAGCTATGATGCAGATGCAGTGTATGTAATACCTGCCGGTTATTTACTTGAGAAGATTCTTTGCAAATACGGTTCTGCAGGCACACTAAAGCTAAGCCTGGTTGCAAACGGAAATGAAGATGTGCTGCCAGAAACTGATATAGCCAACGGATGGAACAGGCCGATTGAACTGAACCTGGTAGCTGAAGCAAACACTAACCTGTATTTAGCCGGTATTCCTAACACCACCAAAGTGCTGTTTATAAAGAGAAAAATTAAAATGACCTGATATGAAGAAATTACTATTTATCTCATTCATGCTTTTATCGGTTAGCAGCGCATTTGCGCAGACCTTAACCGGTAACAGGATAGTTGCCAGGCAAGGCGTTTATTTACGAGACAGGTGGATTGATACAGTTAAAAATGATACGAGCAATCTGAGTGGCAGAGTTAGAAGTTTGATGACAGCCGATGCTATTTACAAATTTGTTGTGGGCAGAACAATTAACATCAGTGTACCGGTAACAAGTGTGTTCACAAGAACAGGGGATGTAACTGCGACTGAAGCTGACTATCAATCATATTACCCTCGTTTATCACAGAGTTATGCCGATCCATCATGGGTTAGTTCACTTGCGTGGAGTAAGATTACAGGAACACCAAGCTCTTTGGCAGGATATGGAATTTCCGATGCTATACAAAACCAGTTTGCAACGGCTCAGTCTGCCAGGCTTTGGACGGCTGGACAGATCAGAACGGACAGTGCGATACGAACAGGCTCGTTATCTTCTGACCCAACGGGAGTTAATGGTATGATTTATTACAACAATGTTTCTAACCGCTTAAAAGGCTACAGCAATTCATCATGGCAAATTATTGTTACGAGTGGGGATGTTCAGAATGGATTAACTTATAACGGGACATCAAAATTACAATTTGGTGATGCAGCTACAAGTCCTCAAACGAGCATCGGTTATCTGAAAGCTAATACCTATCTGTACACTTATGATCAATTAGCCTCCACGCCAAGAGTTTTTTGGATTAGCACAGAAAACTCATACAACGCCGGTACCCTAAACGCAGTATTCAGACAGGATGGATTTATTTTAAGCGGCACGGGTAATCCATATCATTATGGAGTACCGGGTGGTACGATATTAAAAATGGGAGATTATGACCCTTCAACAAACACAAGAGCCCAATCGTACGGAGACGTGACTCCCTTTAATAATGTGTCAGGGCAAGGTTTTGATTTATTGTTAAGAAATGCTGCTACCAATCAGAAAAGTGTAGGGGGCACTATAGAGATGGTGAATTCCTCAAACCAGGCATATAATACCGGCCTGCGAATTCGGATGTATTGTGGCGTTAATACGAGCAATTCGCCTACCGATGATCAGATCGCTTTGAAACTTGTAGCCAGCACTCCTAATGACCCAGAATGGAGAGCCAAAACTTATGCAATACAAGCGGACAGCGGACGTGTATATATCGGCGACAGTGTAATGTTTTTTACAAAGACACCGAGAGCAAAATTTACACACGATGGAACTGTAAGTTTCAATCTTGGAAGCGACGCAACTTCGGATATATTTTACAGGGATGCCTCTGGTTTTTTTACCAGACTGCCGATTGGAACTAATGGACAGGTGCTCACAGTACAAGCTGGTGTTCCCGCATGGACTACTGATAAAATAAAGACGACGGCAGTGTTAGATTTTCCAAGTACAGGAAACCTATCCAGCTCAGTACTTAATGTCACTGTGACGGGTGCTGTTATTGGAGAACATGTACTTGTGTCTAAATCAGACGGTTCGTCATCCAACGGTGAATTGTACATCGGAACGGTATCGGCAACCAATACCGTCTCTGTTAGATTCCAAAACGTAAGCGGCGGAACGATAGACCTTCCTTCAGCAACATATAATGTTACTGTTATAAAATTTTAAACTCATAGTCATGAAAAAAAACATTGCACTTTTTACTTTTTTAATTTTTCTCTCAACACGTTTTTTTACTGCGCAGGCGCAGCAAGCCGATACAACAAGGGTAACACTGTCCTTCCAGGCTAATACCATGTATTTCCTGAATGGCTTACTACTGACAACCGGCGATGATGATTTAAAAGACCTGGGACGAAAGTGGTACAGGCAAGCCAATGTTCCGAACCCGCCAACCGGCAGCACAGTTGTAACCGTGCAGACGGATGCTGAAACAGTATTTAAACTATCATCTTTTGTGAGGCAAATGCCACATAGACTGATATCCACTCAGTGGAACGAAATAAAAGCCGGAGTTGATTCTGCAGCAGCTGGATACCAGCCATTGATTGAAAGGCTGAGCGCATTGGATGGTACTGATGCCAATGACCGAACCGCAATAAGACAGGCTGGTAAAAAAGACGCACAGGGAAAACTTTAAATAAAAATGGCAATAGCATTTGGAACAGCAGGAACAGTGGCGACAGGCTCATCGAGTCTGTCGGTGCCATATCCGGCAAGCATTGCGGCAGGAGATATGCTTGTTCTTGTTATTGCCAATAAATATCCTATCAATAGTCCATCCACTCCGAGCGGTTGGACGTTTGTGGCACAGGCAAGCGGTGGTAGCGGTTCAAATGGGATTGATTCAGGACAAATCTATTGCACCATATTTATTAAAGAAGCGACTGGAAGCGAAAGCGGCAATTTATCAGTAACAATTACAAGCGGTAACAGTTCCGTAGGTAGAATGTTTCGATATATAAAAGCTGCGGATAAAGAATGGGATTATAGTAGTTGTCTGGCAGCGGACAATAGCCCAGGCACAAGCTGGAGCGCAACGGGCAATGTTGATCCTGGAATTGCAGCTAATGATATGGTCATTGTTGGTAGTGCAATTAACGCTGATACATATACCTTCTCAGGCCAGGCAATCAGTGCAACAGGCGTAACATTCGGTGCGGCTAACGAAAGACAAGATAGCGGAACCAATACGGGACAGGATTGCGCTTTGGTTGTCAGCGATCATAATGTAAGCAGCGGACAAAGCAGCGCAGCTCCTGTTTATACAATGACTGCATCAGGATCAGGTACCAATGCACCGGCAGGTGCAACTGTAATGCTGAGACTTCGGGAAATTTCTATAGGTCTTTCAGGTAATATAAATGCGGCTGCAACGGTAGCCGGAGCAATAATAGGCAAGGGATTGCTGGCCGGATTAATTTCAGCAGCTGCATCATTAAGCGGAACTGCACAGGGCAAGATTAATGTATTGGGTAATACCAACGGACAGGCTATAACATCAGCTGCAATAGCGGGAAAGGGCTCTTTAAACAGTAATAGTAATGGGGTGGCAAGTGCAGCTGCATTTATGCAGGCGTTAGCAAATATCAACGGAAACAGTAATGGACTTGCTGCAACAAATGCTGCTATAACCGGAAGTGGAGAGTTGAGTGCTGCAATAAATGGATCAGCTGCAGCAAGCGGTGAGTTGTCAGGAAAGATTCAAATCGTTGGCAACACATCATGTAATAGCGGCTCAAACGGAACACTAACTGCCAAAGGAAGCGTTAACGGTTCAATAACCGGAGCCGGATCAAGTTCGGGTGTTCTGTTTGCAGATGGCCAAGCTGAAGGAAATACTCAAGGCGCAGCATCAATAAATGGAATACTAACTGCTAAAGGAAACTTACAGGCTTTATCAGACGGAGCCGCATCGCTTATTGGCTACTTAAACGGAAATGGACAGTTAAACGGAGTCGTTACGGGTAACGCAAATGTGTCTGGTACATTGAGCGGATCGGGAGGCGGAGGAAACAGTATTTCCGGTGACATAACAGGAGCCTCAACTGCAAGTGGAACTCTTAATGGCAATGGAATAATTGATGGGAATGCGGGTGGATCAGCGGGAGTAAATGGATTACTTACCGGTTCAGGAGGATTGTCAGCAAACATAACTGCAACAAGCCAGGCGAATATAGCCGTGAGTATCGGGGGCAAGAAGATCTCATTATCATCACCTGTGAGAACAATCGTAAACGAATTAAGCAAAACAGTTGATAAGGTTATTATAAAAGCTCCTGTAAAGGATTTAATCGCATAGACATGATTTATAAGGGACAAACATTATTGATAATTGAACTGGATACAAATTATGATTTGACAGGTGCTACAAATCCTAAAATTCTTTATAAGAAACCGGATGCGGCTGTTGGTTTTTGGCCAGGAACAATTACAGGATCGGTGATCAGTTACCAATTGCAGGAAGGAACTATTGACCAAAGCGGCGTATGGAGCTTTCAGGCATATTTTGAAAAAAGCGGGAAGAAAGGATATAGTGAGAAGGTAAGAATTGAGTTTTTACAACCTAACGAATAAAAAATTTACCATGAGTAAAGCAAACACTTTTGAAAATGACTTAATGAAGCTGATTTTCCAGAATCTGGATGCAGCTAATATCGGCGACGCCACCGGATTGCGTGGCAGCACTGCCGCTGGTAACCTGTATGTAAGTCTTCATACGGCTGATCCCGGTGAAACTGGTGACCAAACAACCAATGAGGCAACCTATACGGGGTATGCAAGGGTAGCTGTAGTGCGAAGCTCAGGCGGATGGACAGTAACTGCCAACGCAGTAGAAAATGCTGCCGCAATTACATTTCCACAATGTACATCAGGCAGCAATACCATTACACATTTTGCCGTAGGTACAGCAAGCAGCGGTGCCGGTAAAATTCTGTACAAAGGTGCACTTAGTGCATCGCTGGCAGTGAGCAACGGCATAACGCCAGAGTTTGCAGTGGGGGCATTAGATATAAGCGAGGATTAAAACACTGATAAAATGGCCGACAATATGAATGGACAAACAGGCGATTGGATGGGCTTCATCCTTACGGGAATACTGCTCGGTATTAGCTCCATAACGCTTAGTGATGTAGCTCTTGTCTGCACAGCAGTTGCCGGATTATCAACCGCTGCACTGAACGTGTATAAATATATTCAACACAAAAAAAGAAACCATGAAAAAAATCTTCGAGAAAATAGGGACAACTGAAATCAGGAACATTCTGGCGGTGCTTACCGTGGTAGGGTGTTTCATTTTGCTATATCTGTTACAGATAAAAGAGATACCGCATGGCAACAAGGATGTAGTGCTGACGGCGATTGGTTTTGTGTTTGGCGGTTTGTTAGGCGGGGTTGCAGGGTATTTCTTCGGGAGCAGCAAAAGCGAAGTGGATAGTAAAAATAATACAGGTCAACAATGAAGAAGCTGCATTCAATACTTGATGTAGTCGTTAGCTTTTTGTTTTGCCTGGCTATTTGCTTGTTGGTAATCGGCTTCTGCAGTAGCTGCAAGATACTTCGTAAGATTGATAAATCAGTCAATGATAGTACTTCAGTATCAAAATCAAAAGAAGGAGCGGTAAGTGTTGACAGCAGTAAATATAAAAAGGAAAGCGACTATACCAGGACAACATTCATCTATCCTCCAAGAGACACAAACATCACGGTAAATAATTATTACCCACAGCAGCCTTCTGTGATTATACAGGAAACCGGAAAACAAAAAGAAGAGGGTGAAGCGGTGAAATATGACAACTATTGGAGAGAGAGATACGACAGCCTGTCGGCAAGTAGTCAAAAAAAATCTTTGGACAGCTCAACGGTTGTTTTACCTACCGGGCAATTAATCCTGTTTGCGGTCATTATAATTATTATAAGTGTGTTGCTTAACAAGCTATCAGGAAGAATCAATTTTTTTAAACCAAAAAATACTCAGCCATGAAAAATTTATCTTATTTAATTCTGTTATCTTTTATGATCGTCTCCTGCAGTTCATCTCCTGATGATTCAACTACAAATTTTTCAAAAAGCGATAAGCAGGAATGGCGGCAGGCGCCAACAGGTAAACTGAATCAATTCGGTAATCCTGAAATGAGAACCGAATACTATTACCAGGAATGGGCAACTATAAAACCTACCTGGGGCCAATCATTTTATTTTGCTTCCAGAGCTGGTTATACATTCTGGTTGGTGATGGGCCTTGTATTAATCACAATGGTTCCTTATGTCATCATTAAATCAAAAAGGGACGAACCGCTTTTAAAAATAGGTAAATGGAAATTTGACCCTTTAGCCAATCAAAAGCATGGAGGAAGAAATATCAATATTAT